CGGTTTTCGGACGCGGGTTCGATTCCCGCCATCTCCACCATTCGGGCCGTACTCGAACACGTGAGTGCGGGCCCTTTTCTCGGATATTGTAAAATATCAGCGCCTCATCGTTGCGGAGCTCGACTCGGGCGATGAACGTGTCAACTAACCGAGCGCGGAAGTCGTCATCCGTGACGTCTCCGACGCGGAAGGAGCGCAGCCAGGCCTCGACCACCTCATGGGTGAGTCGGGGCCTTTTTATTTCTGCCCGCTGGATCTCCAGCACCAACTGCTCCTCCTCTTCCTCCAGGGCAGCCAAACGAGAGACCAGGCCACGGGCCCCGCCTTCTTCTATCGCGTCCAGCAAGTTCCGCTGGCGCTTTTTATTTGAGTCAAGACGCCGACGCAATCCCACCACGGGATCGTCGGCGTTTTCCTGTTCCTGGACTTCCAGGATCCGGACGGTCAGCTTCTCGATCATCTCGTCGGTCAGCATATCGTTCACCGTGGCCAGGATGATCGCATCTTCCAGGTGGTCCTTCGGGAACGGCTTCAGCTCGCACTTCTTCCCGCGCTTTTTGTCCCCGCACTTGTAATATCGGTACACTTTCCCCAGCTTCCCGGTGCCGGCCTCTGCGCTGATCATCGAGCCACAATACCCGCAGAACATTTTACAGCTCAGCAAATAGTTCACCTTCGCCCTCCCTGCCGCATTGTTGCGGCTCGTCTTAAAGTGCCGGGCAGCTTCCAGGAAGGTCGCCTGGTCGATGATCGGTTCCACGTTCAGCTTCACGTCCTGGATGTAGAACTCGCCCAGGTACTTCTCATTCCGCAGCATACGATAGACAACCGCATTGGAGACCGGCTTCCCGCGCCGGCCCATGATCCCACGGTCAGCGAACAGCTGGACGATGTCCCGGATCTGGCCGCCAGCGATGTGGAGCTTGAACGCCTCCCGGACAACTGCCGCCTCGCGCTCATCCACGACGATGTGACGCTCGGTGTCTACTTTATACCCTATCGGCAGAGACTGGCCGCAATACTGACCCTTCTTCGCGGTCTCCTTCATGCCTCTGATGACCTTCTGGCGGAGATCGGCGGAGTAATACTCGGCCAGGCCTTCCAGCACGCTCTCCAGGATGATCCCCTCCGGGCCCTCCGGAACGCTCTCCCGGGCGTACATCAGCTTGACACCTGCCCGCTTCAAGGCCATTTTTCCCATAGCAATGTCCTGGCGATCCCGACCGAAGCGGTCGATCTTCCACACCAGGACGCAGTCGAAGCGGCCCTTCTCCGCGTCTCGCAGCATCCGCTGGAACTCGTCACGGCCGACGACGCTCTTGCCAGAGACGTGCCGGTCTGCATATATTTCTATGATGTCAATGCCGTGCTCCTCAGCATACTGCTGGCAGTCGGCAACCTGGCCCTCGATGGACTGCTCCGTCTGGTGCGGGCCTGGTGAATATCTCGCATAAATGACGCCGCGCATGGTATCAGCCTCCTAACTTTGCAACCTCCTGATCGTGGAGCACCTGCACCAGCTCCGCGTTCTCTTTTGACATCCGGAAGAAGTACGGCTCCAGGGAGCTCTGGAACTTCTCGAACTGGCTCCGCTTTCCCTTTTCTGTCTTTACCTTCTCAGCGTTCAGATGAGCCCGGGCGAAGCAGCGGAGGACGAGGTCACGGGTGGCAGCCTCCTCCTGCTCCTTGGCCATCCGCAGCACCTCGGCGGGCTTCGTGCCCTTCAGCTTGACGTACCTCGATATGCTGGCCAGCTTCTCGGCCATCTCCTTCACGGTATCATACCGGGAGAAGAAGACCTCCGGGTCAGTCGTCCGGTTTACGATGTCCCGGCTCTCGATCATTATCTTTAACCACTGCGGCGCCATCATCTCGGCGGCCGCTTTCTTTTTATTATGTCCAAACATATCCGCCAGCCCTCCTTAAATATGCAGGATCGCTCTGATGGCGGCCTGAGTCTCGGCACCGGCGTGTCGGTATGCCTTCAGCAGCTCCAACTCCGCAGCAGTCACTTCCACATAGGTCCCGGACGTGGGATCCGTATGGTCGCCAGACAACCGGGCCACTTTATCAGAATAACCCAGCAAATAATTGAGATCTACGTTGAAAATGTCGGCCAACATCTCAGCGATCTCGAAGTTCGGGTTCCGGACACCGCGCTCATACTGAGAGACTGCCTGCTTATTAAGACCTAACCGATCAGCTACTTCCTGCTGGGACATCCCACGCTCGGCCCGCAACTGCTTTAATATCTGAGAAAATTCCATGGTTTTGACCCCCTGAAAAAAGTAATCATTTTGTTTATTTTCCTATTGACAATTATAAACGAATTGTTTATACTTGTAAAGTAATCATTTCGATTACACCACAAGAGAACACACTTAAACAGGAGGGTGCACAATGAACACCTACAAAATCATCTTTACCCGCGAAAACGGCACCGAGGGCTCCGATAACTTCACGGCACCCGACGAGCACCAGGCTCGGAGAGACTTCAAAGAGTGCTACCGCCACGGCACCGGCACCATCGTCAGCGTCGAGCTGATTCGCTCCGATGTCCCAGCCACTAAGCAGCAGGAGCGCGAGGCCCTCGACAAGATCCGCAAGCTCGTCGAGCAGCTGGGCCCGGACTCCTACCTGGCCACCACCTTCGAGGGCTGCTTCGATCTGGCCGCCGAGAACATCAACAACGACTGGGCCTGCTCCATGGCCGACCGCGCCAACCGCGCTGAGAAGCGTGCTGCGGAGCTGGAGGACAAGCTGGCCGAGTCCGTGAAGGACTACGAGGCCGCCCACGCTGCCGCTCACGCGGTCGCCGAGGAAAAGGACGCCGAGATCGCCGGGCTGAAGGCGCAGCTGGCCCAGATGCAAGAGACCGCACGCTGGAATGGCCAGCGGTGTGACGAGGAAGCAGCTGCCGCCGACGAGGCTCAGCGTCGCGCCGAGGCTGCTGAGGCCGAGGTCATCACTCTGAAGGCCAAGCTCTACGACCTGCTGGTCGCTGGCAAATAGGGGGGGGGACGGACTAATGGCTGCATATATGAGAAAGACGGGGATCCTCCCCGTCTGCACAAACAACGAGGCCCGGGCCTACTTCGCCGGCTGGGCTGACCAGGGCAACACCAACCCCATTTTACGAGCATTTATCGAGTGGTGCGACGCGCTCGCTGCCGCCAAAGAAAAGGAGGACACACAACAATGACCCGCTTCAAGTATTATTCTAACTATCTCGCCTGCCTGCTGGGCACTTTGATCGCCTTCGAGCTCTGCTGGATCGGCGCCAAGTACGTCATCGAGGGCGAGGTGGTCCACACCTACCTCGACCACTTCATCGCCGTGTGCGGATCGTTTTATATCACCCGTGACACCATGAAGATCTGGCTGAAGCTCCAGAAGAAGGTCCAGAAATAAGAAAGGAGGACAAGCATGGCTGCAAAAAAGACTATTGACGCCCAGACCATCGGCGAGAGGCTCCGCACTCTGCGCGGTGCCAGACCCCAGAAGGAAGTCGGCGACGCCGTCGGCGTGACCGCCATGGCCATCTCTCAGTATGAGCGCGGCGAGCGTGTACCCACTGACAATATCAAGATGGCCCTGGCCTATTATTTCAATACTACCGTTGACGCTATTTTTTTTACTTTTTAAGTAATCGTTTTGATTACATCAAAGGAGGACACACATGGGAAGAAAGAACAGACAACGCAAGCCGGAGCCCTTCAAGTGCTGCGAGACCTGCGCCAATATGCAACCAATAGGCGAAGGCGATCACATCTGTGACGCCTGTTGCAGCCACGATGGCAGCCCGACCGCTCTCGTCCTGGAGAGTTACATCCCAGCCGACGACTACTTCATCTGCGAAGGAAGCAGGTGGACACCACAATGAGCGCCACAAACCGAGGCTGCGAGCGCAAGGCTTATGACTTCTATGCCACCCCGCCGGAAACCGTCCGGGCCTTCCTGGCCAACTTCGACGGCATCAGCTCCGGCGACCGCATCCTGGAGCCTTCTGCCGGCAACGGCCAGATCGTCAAAGTGCTGAGGGAAGGCGGATACGACAACCGGATCGACGCCGTGGAGCTGCGACCGGAGGAGCGGGGCACCCTGGAAGCTCTGGCTGACAACGTCACAATCGGCAGCTTCTTCGACTACGAGCCCGACTGCGGCTACGATGTCATCATAGGCAACCCGCCCTACAGTCTGGCCCTGGACTTCATCAACAAGAGCCTGGAGCTGCTGCACCCTGGCGGCCTGCTGATCTTCCTGCTCCGGACGAACTTCCTGGAGAGCGAGAAGCGCTTCAAGTGGTGGCAGGAGCACCCGCTCAGCGGTCTCTACACCCTGCACAAGCGCCCCAGTTTCACCGGCCGAGGCACCGACGCCACCAGCTACTCCTGGTTTGTGTGGGAGCGGGGGGGGACCGGCTGCATAGGTCATCAGACCATCAAAACCATCTAAGGAGGACAAGCGCATGGAAGACATTGACCTGACAATGCTGGCCCGCTCGGCCTACCGGGCGATCCTGAGAAGCGTGGAAACCGCAGAGGCTGAGGAGCCTGAGACTGTGAAGGAGGTGGTGCCTATGACTGCACAAAAAGATTGAGCCCCGGAGCTAATGCCTCGGAGCCCAATAGAACACAGTCCCAATATAACACAAACAAGGAGGAAATAAAAGC